GTCAAGGCGAGAACTGATTATAACGACGGCGCGGAGACGGCGCAGCAGATCGGTACAGTCACGGGAACCGAGGGCACGTCGGATGTTGCCTTGACCGTGCAGCTCACCAGTGACGATACCGATTCCCTCACCGTCGCCGCCGCCAAGCGCAATCTTCCGAACTACAGATATGAGATCGTGGCCGTGTGGGATGATGAAAAGCTCACACTGGCCACGGGCAACCTCAGCGTCTACCCGAGGGCATCGACATGATCGGATTGAAGCCCAAGGCGTTTTTCTTCAACAGCAAGCCCGTCATGCGGGCCGTGGACCGGGCCACGCGCAAGGTGCTGACGAGGTTCGGCGCGTTCGTCCGGCGCACGGCCAAGCGCAGCATTCGCAAGGCGCGGATGAAACGGATTTCCGAACTGAGCCCAGAGGAGTTGAAGTCGTTTCGGATGCGCCAGGAGATTGCCAAGCGGGAGGGCAAGCCGAAGCCGCGCCGCCCGCTGAAAAGCTCCGATCCCGGCAAGCCGCCGCGCAACCGATCCGGCCTCCTGAAGCGGTTGCTCTGGTTTGGATACGACATCTACCGGCGCAGCGTCGTCGTCGGCCCCACGACGGCGGGCCCCAAGGCGGCGGGCTCAATCGAGCACGGCGGGCCCGTGCGGATCACTGCCGGCCCGAACAAGGGCTCAATCAGGCAAATGGCGGCGCGGCCGTTCATGCGGCCCGCCATGAATGAGAACCTGCCGCAACTGCCCGCAATGTGGCGGGACACGGTAAAGAAATAACCAACTAGAGGAGCACGATCATGGCAGACATCAGCATATGGCAGTTTGGCGCGGACGCTAAACTCTACTATCACGAGACAGCCGACACCGCACTGGCCGACATGGACGAATGCGATTCAGCCATCGACGTCAACATCAACCTGGAAAAGGCGGACATCAACATCACCAAGCGCGCCAGCGGCGGCCACAAGTCGGCCGGCAGCGGCCACAAGGACACCGCCTTCGACGCGACGATCCAATGGTCGAAGGATGATGCGTTTATCTGCGCATGCCGCGCCGCCTGGCTGAACAACACGACGCTCGATCTGTGCCCGATGACCGGCGACAGGGACACCGGCGGCAACGAAGGTCCCCGCGCCACGTTCGAGATCTTCTCGATCTCCGAACCCCAGCCGCTTGAAGACAGGCTGGTCATCAATATCAGCGGCAAGCTCCAGACCTGGCGTGCCTGGGAACAGGTCAGCACATAGAGGTGAATCATGCACAAATTCCCAGATTCGACAGGCGATGAATGGTCGCTCGCGCTGACGCTTGGCGCCGCGATGCGAATCGCGGATGTCTGCAAGGTTGACCTGCTCGCCCCCGAGCAGGGCGACCCGCCGACGATGACCCGCCTTGCCTCCGATCAGGCCCTCCTCGGCACGGTCATCGCTGAACTGCTCTCCGCGCAGTTCGAGACGCGGGGCATCAAGGCCGAGGATATGTACGCCCGGATGGACGGCGCCGTGATCCTGGCCGCCAATGAGGCGTTCTGGGCCGAACTCACGGATTTTACCCGCTGCCGGGGCCTGACGCACGCGGCGAAGGCGCTGGCAAAACAGGCGGACCTCATAAAGGCAGCGAGCGAAGCCGCCGGGCGGCGGATCGACTCAATCGACGTCTCAGAGGTGGTGCGCGAGGCGATGTCTGGCGACTTGCCGGCGTCGCCGGAATCGACCCCCGCCCCCTCACCCTGAGGCAACTGCTATGGCTGCACGAAGGCATCAGCATCGACGCGTGGAACCACACGGCGGCCTTGTTGTGCCAGTACGCCGAGGCGAACCGCGACAAGAGCAAGCGCAGCCGAAAATACGAGCCTTACGAATTTCACCCCTGGCTCGCGTCCGATCGGGGCGACTCGACGGTGGCTGTAGTGACGCGAGAGAACGTAGGCGGCCTGCGGGCCGCGTTAGGAGTCAAGCCATGAAACTGAAGACGCTGCTGTGCCTGCTGGTACTGCTCCCCTTGGCGGGGTGTCAGATACCGCAGTTCAATGTGGGCCTTCAGGATGCCCCGTGGTCGCCGCGCGCGAAGCTGGCCGCGGCGCGGGTGTCATTCAACGCCGCGATGGACGTGCTGATTACACTGCGGGAGCAAGGCGCGTTCACTGAGGCGCAGGCCAAAGTTGCCAGCTACTACATTGAGGAAGGACGGCGAACGCTCGATCGCTGGCAGGCCTGCATTAACCTCGAGCAGCCAACGGACGATTTCGAGAGTCAGATGGCCTACGTCCGGCGTGAAATGGAAACTGCCCGGCTGGCCACGGAAGGGGGCGCATCGTGACAGGGGCACAGATGATCCTATTCGCGGAGATCGGCCTTCGCCTGGCTGACAGGTTCGCGCAGTTTGCGGCCATCGCCCAGCGCGTCAAGGACGGCAAAGAGATCACCGACAAGGAACTCGAAACACTCGCGGCGGAGACCGACACGAAGGTCGATCGCTGGAAGGCCGCCGGCAAACACGACAGGAAAGGTGAATGACATGATCGCATGGCTCAAAGGCAAAAAGACGTACATCGTGACGGCCGTGATATTCACGATCGCCGGGCTGGCTGCAATCGGCATTGAGACCCCGCAGTGGGTCTACGGCCTGCTGACCGCCCTCGGGCTCGGCTTCTCACGGGCCGGTTCCGTCAAGACAAAATGAACGACATGGGCTGGCTCTATCTCGTAGCGCATTGGTGTGAGGATCGCGGCCTCGACCTCGGCGAGATCGTCGAGACGCTCGACAAGACGCCGAGCTACCTCACGGCGCACGAGCAGTTCGCCCAGGGCGCCTCGACGCGCGTCCTTGAACAACTGCTCGACGCCGCGAGATTGGAGATGACCCGTGGCAAAGGCTAACGCAATCCGGGCCGGCCGGGCCTTCGTCGAGATCTTCGCCGACTCCAAGCCGCTGATGCGCGGCCTCAAGGCGGCGTCCGCCAAGCTCAAGGCGTTCGGCGCCCAGGTCGCCGCGATCGGGAAACAGATGATGATGGTGGGGGCCGCGATTGCCGCGCCCCTGGCCCTCAGCGTCCGGCAGTTTATGAAGATGGGCGACCAGTTGAATAAGATGGCGGCGCGAACTGGCGTCGGCGTCAAGGCGCTGTCGCTGCTCCGTTTCGTCGCAGAGCAGGCCGGGACGAATATCGGGGACTTGGAAAAGGCCCTCAAGCGGATGCAGCGCACGATATTCGACGCCGGCCGTGGCCTGAAGGAAACGACCGACGCCCTCGCGGTTCTCGGCTTGACCTACGCGGACCTTGAGGGGAAAACCCCCGGGGACCAATTTGCCCTTATCGCAAAGGGGCTTGGCGCCGTCGCGGACGCCTCCACAAAGGCGGCGCTTGCTCAGGTCTTGCTCGGCCGGGCGGGTACGATGATCCTGCCGATGCTTGACAACATGGCCGCAAAGATGACAGAGGCGGAGGCCGCGGGTTTGGGCTGGACTAAACAAGAGGCCGCCGGGGCCGCCGCATTGACCGACAGCTTCAACAAGCTATGGGCTCAAGTCAAAAGGGTTGCCACGGTTGTCGGCGGGACGCTGGCGGGCAATTTGGCTGACATCAATAAACGCATGGGGAAGGCCGTCAAGCATGTTCGGGAATGGGTGGAGGCCAATCGCGACCTGATTATCCGGGTTGCCAAAGTTGCCGCCGCGCTTATAGCGCTGGGCGCTGCAACCTTCGTCATCGGGAAGATCATCGCCCTGGTGGGTGGTCTGATAAAGGCCGTAAGGGCTCTTGGTGTGGCATTGACTTTCCTGGTTGCTCACCCGGTCGTCGCGGCATTGGTGGCCATAGGCGCCATCATGGCCTACGTGATTGCCAAGAGCGTCGCGTTTCGGACCGAGGCGGCGAAACTGACAACGGCCATGATGGACGCCCGGGCGGCCGCCGATAAGAAACGCGCCGCCGACAAGGCCATGCTTGACCGGCTGGAGGAATTGTCCAACAAGACGGCCCGGACTAACGACGAAATGGCCGAGGCCGCCAAGCTCACCGCCGCTCTCGAAAGCCGCTACGGGGATCTCGGTATCACGGTAGACAAGGCGGCGAAAAGTATCAGCGGCGTCGCCGACGCTCAAGAGCGGGCAAGTAAGCTGATGCGCGAAGCCGCCGAGATAGAGCTTGACCAAGAGTACAAGGAGATAAAGGCCAACCTCGCCAAGCTCACCGCCGCCTATAAGAAGATGGGGAAAGAGGCCATCGAAACGAACTCGACGATCACCGCGTTATGGCGGGTTCACAAGCTCCAAAGCATGGCGCCGGAAATGTTTGCCAAGATGGACAAATTGGCCGTAGAGGCGAAGATCAACCGAACCCGCAGAGCCGCGTTGCGGGCCGGCAGCGAAGCCGCCCTTACGGGCCCGGCCGGCGGCGCGCCTGCAGTTGGAGCGGGCGGCGCGGGCGGGCAAGAAGCCGCGAAGGGCGCTGACCTGGCGGCGCGCGTCGAGCGCCTCAAGCTGGGGCTTATCAAAAATCGCTACACCCGGGAACGGGCGCTGCTCGATGCCAAGTACCGAAGGGAGCGCGAGGGCATGAAGGGGAATTGGGCCGCGATCATTCAGCTACAAAAAGCCTACGACCTTGAGGTCACAAAGCTGGATCAGGAACGTGCGCAGCGCCGCAAGAAAATCGAAGCCGATCTGTTCACCAACCGCCTGGCCTATGAGAAGCAACTGAAAGACGCGGCGAAAGAGGAGGCGTCGCGCATAGACGCAACCAACAAGGCCGACATCGAGGAGCTTCGGCTGCGCGCCACGATGAAAGGCTACGAGTTGGAAAAGGCCCTGTTGGCGCTCCGCGAAAAGGACGCCCTGGCCGAAGCGAAGGCCGCGGGGGCCAGCCTGGACTTGGTGCGTAAGGAATTCGCTCTGCGAGGGCAAATACTGGGCGCCACCCAGGGGACGCAGCAACTGCGCACGGCGGCGACGGCCTTTTTCAATCCCGCCAAGGCGCAGGGGCTTGGTGGCCAGGGCGACAAGCGAGAACTACAGGCCGTGCGGCGCGGGGTTCTTGCGGGCGTGGACCAACAGAAAAAGACGAACCGGCTACTGGAAAAGAAACACCAATTTTGGGTGGCGTGATAACCAATGGCGATAACGATAACAAGGGCAATCGGATCGGCGGGCCTGGTAGACGCCGAAAGCGACGAATGGGTCTACATCATCACGGGGACGGCCGATCAGGGCGAGGCCCTGGCCGCCCTCAAGGCTGAAGCGCCGGCACTCAGTAACAACCTCTATCGCGGGCAATGCGTCGTCGAGGAGATTTATATAGACAGCGAGAACCCGGCAGATTGCCGCTGGAGGGGCCGCGCCCCTTACGCCCCTTTCGACGGGGGAGAGAATAAGCCCAAGGAGGCTATCGCCCTGGATGCCATCGTGATCCGGGGCACTACGGGCGGGGGCACACATCATATCACTTCCAGCCTGGGAACCATCGCCACGGCGGTGAGAGCCATTGGGGACGGGGGCAATGGGAAGGTTCCGAAAACCGATAATGGCATCGCGTGGAACGGGGAGGAATTTGAGGGGATTGACATCGGTGTGGAGCAATTCGACTTCACCGTGACGAAGGTCTTTACTGACCCTACGGATTGCAATCTCAGCACGATCTATGCCCTTGGCTGGACGGTCAACAATGCCGAGGTCAGCTACACGGATACCGAGACGGGCATCACGATCACCCTTGCGACCGGCGAGTGCCTGTTCAAGTGGATGGACTTCGGCCGCGCCCGCGGCGACGACGGCCTTGAGGTAACTTACCACATGGCGGCGAGTCCCAATAAGGCGGCCGGGTGGAGGACATTCGGCCCGATAGAAGCGCCGGCGAAAAAGGGCTGGGAAATCTGTTGGGAGTACCGCACGGCAACGGAGGATGCCTACTCGAAGCGCCTCACGTGGCAGGTGCAGGCCGTCTTCGTCGACAAGGTTTACGAGCTTGGCGATCATAGCGGATTGGCGATCTAATGAAACGATTCAAAGCAGGCGATGCGTTTCGCGGCCTGCCGACAAGTACATGGAATCAATTCGTGCAGGCCAGTGAAATCGTTCTCACCGGCCAGCTTGATCGGGGCGGCCGGGCGAGGGGCAAGTCAGGCCCGCAGGCAACCGTCGTCTACGTCAAGAACAACACGGAATCGGACGTCGGATGGTACGGCATCCTTGGCATCGACGGGCCGCTGTTCAGCGACACGGATAACCTGAATGAATTTCAGGCCCGCGTCATGTTCACCGCGAGCACGCCGGCGGAGGATACCCACGAGGGAATGTTCGTCGTCTGCATCGAGCCGATCCCCGCTGGTCAGATCGGCCGGGCCGTTGTCTCGGGCGCGGTGCAGGTGCAGGTGGACGTCAAGGACGCGGATCACACGTTCGCGGAGATCACGGACGCGGACCTGACGAAGCTGACGAGCGCCACTTCCGGCTCGGCGCGGATCCTCTGGAAGGCCACCGGCACGGGCACGAAGTGGGCGATTGTCCGGCTTGGGAACATTCAGGAGCCTACCGGCGGCCTTTGGGCCATAGCCAAGGAATGCTGGGATAACACGGACGCTGCACGTGATACAGGCGGGACAGTTTTATGTAATCACTGTTTAGATGAAGATGGAAGTAATCCGCAAGAAACCGAGATCACGCTCAAGCTGCGGAAACTCCGTGGTTTTTGTCCCAACATAATAACAGGGATGGTGCTCAGTTATTTTGTTGAGCCGAACAATGCTTATCAAGCCGGTGCACGCAATATCTGTGACGATTATCGGCGATGGGACGCGCCGATCGGTACAATCGCAGTCAAGGGCATAGAGGGCGTTGACTATGGCAACACCGCTGGAGGTGTGTCGTTAGGCTGGATGATATGCGATGGCTCCAATGACCCGCAGGGCAATCCTGTGCCCGACTACAATATGGGACCAGAGTACAGCCGCTATATCAAGTTCGGCCACCCGCGCCTCGCACCGATCATCGGCGCCACGGGCGGAAGGAACGCCCACATACACGACGACCACACCATCGGGTACCGTGCAGGCACAACGGGCAATCTTGTTGCCGCGTCCAGAGACCACAGCACCGAGAACCACGAGCCGCCTTACGTTGCCCTGCCGATCTGCATCCGCGTGGATAACTCCAAGGTCTGATCTGCGCCGCGGTAGGCTCAATCCAGGTCCAGCCCCATCGCGCCGGTAAGACAGCCGATTCGCTTGCCCGTCATGTTGTGGTATAGATGCACGATTCCGGCATCGCGCGGCTGCCCGGCATACCAATACGCATACACGACGCCCACCATTGTCTGCTTGTCATCGAAGGTCTGCGCCAGAAAAGCAGGCGTTACCCAGAGGCGGGCATCCGTGCCCGACGCTTCGAGCTTTGCGAAAAGGCCCATACGAATGAAGTCGTCGATCAGGGCCTTGCGATCCGCTTGGATTTCAGGCGTGTCCTCGATTCGCTCTGCCGGTTGTGTGGTGCTCTCGCCTTCCGGCGAATTGCATCCGCACTTGGATAGGGCGATGCAGGCCAGGACGATCATCCCGATAACGAATGCTGGCTTGAGATAGCCTTTCATCATGGTGTTCTCCTTCCCATTGATTATAGCAACTGCCTACCCGTGCTCCCACCAAATCGCAAAGCCGACGATGGCCCTGTAGATGAATGAGAAGACGAGGCCCACCCACCAGATCGGGGACCCGCCCCAGGTAGCTATCACGCCGATCAGCGTCACGATGATCGCCAGCCAGGCGTAGACCGTGTGGCTCTTGAGGGCCTTGCTCGTCTTCTCCGTCGTCACGACGTACCCGCTGTGAGCGGGCCTGTAGCTGCTTCGTTTGCGTTTGCTCATGGCGTTCTCCTTGTGTCCCCTCAGCATACCGAGGCCCGGCGTCCAAGGCAAAAAAAATTATATTTTATGCTTGACACGCCATCCAGCCGATGCGTATACTACGCGTAGGATGCTAAAGAACCTTGGACAACCCGACAGACTCAACGCCGCTGGACGGCTCATGTCCTGTCCAAGGACTAAGCATCCTACGCCCAGCGGCTTATTACCATCCCTCCCGCAATCGCGGGTCGATCAATCGGGCCGGGGCGACCATGCGCAGCATCACGGCCGGCGCCCCGGCCCGCAGCGGGAAGGAGCCCGAAATG